AGATTTTACTCAGACATTCAAGGCTGACGTGGGTAACCGCAAGTGGACCCCCGCCGAGGAAATGGCGCACCTTGCCCGCATTGCGGCCGCAAAAAAGCAGCGTGACATAGAACAGGAGCGGGATCGCGCAGTGGCCGCGAGCACAGTAGAGGTAATCTGGTCTGGTGGCGTAGCTGCAAGCCCTGAGCATCCATACCTGAAACGCAAGGGCGTAGAGCCCAATGGTGCTCGTGTGACAGGTGACGGGCGCTTGATGCTCCCCCTATTCAATTCCGATGGGGAGCTCACCAGCCTTCAATACATTGATGACACGCATGGCCAGGGTGAGAAGCGATACCACCCAGGGGGTGAGACCAGGGGCATGTATTGGATGCTGGGAACCCTAGATCAGCCCGGCGTGCTGTACATCGCCGAAGGCTTCGCCACAGCAGCGACGATTCACCAAGTTACAAATAGGCCTTGCGTTGTTGCTTACAGTGCCGGAAGTCTTGTTACTGTCACTGAGTCCCTTCGTGAGCAAATGCCGACTCAAGAGCTGTTCATCTTGGCGGATCACGATAAGGGCGGAATTGGTCAAAAATACGCCGAGCAAGCGTGTGCGAAATTTGGCGCTCGGATGGTTGTCATTCCGACGCTAGGCTTTGATGCGAACGATTACGCTCAGGCGGGTAATGACTTGATGTTGCTTTTGAATCCGCCCACCGAAGATTGGCTGGTCCCAGCAGATGACTATTGCCTACAGCCAGCACCCATCAAATGGCTAGTCAAGAGTTGGATTCAAGATCAGGCGCTCGTTATGGTCCACGGACCAAGCGGCGGCGGAAAGACATTCGTAGTCTTAGACTGGTGTTTGCGCATAGCCAGTAACACCCCAGAATGGGCAGGCAAAAAAATTAAGCCCGGAAATGTGATCTATTTAGCAGGCGAAGGCCACCACGGCCTAAGAGGCCGCATAGCAGCCTGGAAGCATCACAACAAAAGCGGCCCGCTAAAAATGTGGCTCAGTAAAGCGGGTTGTGACCTAAACACAACAGAGGGCTATCGAAAAGTAACAGACTCAATCAAAGCCATCAAAACCACGCCTAGCGTAATTGTGATCGACACATTGCACAGATTCCTGTTCGGCGACGAAAACAGCGCACAGGACGCAAAGACAATGCTAGACGCCTGCGCAAATCTGATGCGTGAGTTCAATTGCACAGTGATCCTGGTCCACCATACTGGCGTATCAGAAGAGTCACAACACAGGGCGCGAGGATCAAGCGCCTGGAAGGGAGCCCTAGACATTGAAATAAGCATCGTTCCAGAAAAAAGTGGCGTGCCAATGCAGATCGTACAGCGCAAGACCAAAGACGCCGAACTACCCGTCCCAGTTAATGCAGAGCTTCGCTCAGTAGAAATACCAGGATGGTTCGACGAAGAACAACAGCCAGTCACAAGCGCAGTTGTTGAGATTGTGGAGGTATCAGTTAATCCAGAAAAAAAGGATGATAAATTAAGCAAACATAGAAAGTTATTTGAGAATGCTTGGTCCGCTACAGGCAAAGAAGAAAGAGACGGAAAACCATATTTGAGTAAATCAGGATTTGTTCAATATTTAATTGATAACCTTGAATTGACAGAAGCATCGGCAATTGTTTACACAAAACCATCAGCAAAAGGGAAGCCCATCTCTGAATTGCTTTTGGGGCAAATCATCGCCCATGTTGAACACGGCTGGATGGTCATCGATACCGTTCAAGCAAGCGCGATGCTTATTTCTACATCAATAAAATGAGGGAACAAAAGGGAACTTTTAGGGAACTGTTCCCTAGTTCCCAAATGTGACAAAATCAACAAAGTTGGGAACAAACGGGAACTACTACCTTTAGGTAGTTCCCTTAGTTCCCACTTTTTGTAGGACGGTTCGTTACCGATGGATTTACTAAGTTAATGAGCACTAACATAGAAGATGGGATTGAAAAAAAATCGTAGCGGAGACTGAGGTCCAAGATCAATTCTTATAAAAATTATTTAAAGGCCCTACGTGGCCTTTTTGTTGCTCGGATGGGGGTCAGGACGTAGGGACGTAAAAAAAGGCCCCTGAGGGCCTTTTGGTGCGTTCTATGGGCATCTTTGTGGTGGATGCTTGGTTAGTGTTTGGATGAGGTGCGGTTTAATGCCATTTTTCTTGAATGATTGAGAAGATGATAAAAAGTGTCCAGAAAATTGCTAAGTATTCAAACATGGCGCTCTTTCAGAAGGTGGTTTGGAAGCCGACGAAGTTGCGGCGGATAATGAGGCCGGTGTATGAGCCGACCACCGCCCCAGCCACGGTCACAGCGAAGTCCTTCGCGCTCGGTGTGTGCTTGTCGCGGTTGCGGGCGTCATAGAGCTCTTTGGCGAGCCCTACAGCGGCCCCGGCTGCGATGCCATATATCGGCTTATCGGTGTACATAGTTACAGCGGCTCCAATTACTGCGCCACCAGCGAAGTGAAGGGTTTTGTCCGGGCCGGTCCAGCTGTCGGCATAAGCTGAAGATGAGACGGCGAATACTAATGCTGCGAGTATGTTAGAGAGTTTCATGATTTTCCTTTATAGGCTTCGTTGATGAGGGTAAAACGGTAAAGACAGGTTTTGCATCGAAGGCGGCGACGGATGCCGCCGTGTTTTTTAGATTGGCGCGTCTCGAGGACTTTCGCGGGACATTTGCATAACGGGCACATTACAGACTCTTTTTGAATAGTTGCTCTACATACGCTTGACTAAGATTGAATTTTGCGGCAGTCATTCGGATGGCTAAATCAAGCGGGTTGCGTGCATCAAGGAGGCACATCAGGTGAGAGAGGATCGTTTGGCACATAATTCTTCTCATAAAATAAGGGCTAAAATGTATCCGCCAGATGAGCCGAAGATTAATGCAAAAGCTACTTCTTGCCAGAATTCGTTGGGGTTGCGCATGATAATTCCTTACTGCTTGCGTCAAGAGTCATCAATATTTCGTACCCAAAATCAGCAGCATCAAGACTCGCTAGCCACTGCGCACTCTTCACTGCGCGGTCTAGCTTTGCTACTCTTGAGTGCTCTCCGACACCCTCAATGCACACTCTGTAGTCATCCGGGCCCTTAGCCCATACTTTGATGACCGCAGGAAGCTTTGCCCTCGGGTTCGTGATGCTGACGGACGACGTGTTCATGATGGTTAATTGCTGGGGCCGGAGCCCCTGGGTGGTTAGGCTGAAAGACTGTTGCAGCGATCAATTTCATCCGCACCAAAGCGGCGCACGATTTCCTCATATGCTATTTCGGTAAGCAGCAACTCAATAGCTGCCGCGTTTTGCCGGGCTGAAATACCGCTCAGGTGTGTCGCGGCAGATTGGCGAACTTGCAGCTCTCTTGTTTTTTCCATGTTGCTATCTCCTGGTTAGTTGCTGCGAGGTCCGTTGATTCGTGTTCCGCAGTGACTCCAATGTAAACAATCCTTTTACAAAAGAACACTAGTACAAACCCTTAGATATCATCTTTTTTTTGTCATTGTTTACAAAATGATACGATCAGGTCATGAAACAACCGGCTGCATCAAATGAGCGAAAAATCAGACAATTGTCCTGAAGCCGAAAGGCGGTTGATTGAGCTATCGCGTGCGATATTGTGTAGGCCAGACTTGTTTGGCATATTTGCAACCATTCCTGAAAGGGCAGAATGATGCCAAATGCAATAGTGTGGGACGACGCCTTGATTGCTCAACTCTGCGACGAAATCGCCGGGGGACGGGCGATACACGAAATCGCCGAAACGGAAAGCTGGTGTCCAGGAGAGGCAAGCATCTATAGGCAAATGGCGAAAGACGAGGCATTTCGAAGCGCCATCTCATCCGCTAGAGCCGCGCAGCAGGAGCGAGAGGCGGACGAATGCATTCGCATGGCCGATATGGCGACACCGGAAGATTGGCAGGTCGTCAAGTTGCGGATATGGGCGCGCCAGTGGCGGGCATCTAAACTAGCGCCAAAGAAGTACGGCGATAAGTTGGAGCTGTCAGGGGATGAAAAATCGCCACTTGCCATGGGGATCACGGTCAACTTTGTCAAACCAAGCTAAGTCAAATGCAAGCTCAATTGCCTGAGTGGTCAAATTGTCTCTTTGACGAAGGCGCCCGCTACTTTGCAATTAAAGGTGGCCGAGGTTCTGGAAAGTCTCGATCAATTGCGTCGGCGCTGATTCTTAGATCGGTTCAAAAGCCACTTCGCGTGATGTGCGCCCGTGAAATTCAAAAGTCAATTCGAGATTCTGTAAAGCGTTTGCTCGATGATGAAATTGAGCGCCTTGGACTTGGCTCTTTGTTCGTCAGCACCGACACGGAAATAAGAGGCGCTAACGGTTCGCTGTTTTTATTCTCCGGCTTGAGATCGAACATTGATTCGGTCAAATCTATGGAAGGTTTGGATGTTTGCTGGGTGGAAGAGGCTCAAAATGTCAGTCAAGCATCGCTTGATGTTTTGACGCCAACAATCAGAAAGCCCGGCAGTCAACTTTATTTTTCGTGGAATCCAAAGCACGTAACCGACCCAGTTGATGCCCTGTTTGGCGATTCTTGCCCACCTCGCACGGTCAAGAAAGTTGTCAACTTCACAGATAACCCCTGGTTTCCCGACGTCCTGCGCGACGAGATGGAATACGACAAGCGGCGTGACCCGGACAAATATAGCCACGTCTGGATGGGCAGCTACCTCACCAACAGCAATACCCGCGTCTTCAAGAATTGGAAGATCGAGGAGTTTGAGGCACCCGCTGACGCCGTACACCGCCTCGGCGCTGACTGGGGGTTTGCAGTCGATCCAACTACATTGGTGCGCTGCCATATCATCGGCCGCACGCTGTACATTGACTATGAAGCCTACATGGTGGGTTGCGAAATTGTGAATACTCCGGACCTATTCATGACTGTCCCCGAATCCGAAAAGTGGCCTATCGTGGCCGATTCTGCCAGGCCTGAAACCATCTCCCACATGAAGAAGAACGGCTTCCCGAAGATCATGACGGCAGTCAAAGGGCCGCGCTCAGTCGAGGAAGGTATCGAGTTCTTGAAGAATTACGATATCGTCGTTCA